AATATTGAGTGATATTACAGTGTATATGAAATACGCTAAATTTATTCCCGAATTACAAAGAAGGGAAACTTGGGAGGAATTGGTGACAAGGAACAAAGAAATGCACCAAAAAAAATACCCACAAATCAAAAAAGAAATTGAGGAGGTATATCAAATGGTATATGATAAAAAAATTCTTCCATCAATGAGATCTTTACAATTCGGTGGAAAACCGATTGAGATTTCACCAAACAGAGTATACAATTGTGCTTACTTACCAATCGATCATACAGATGCGTTTGCTGAAACTATGTTTCTTTTGTTAGGTGGAACAGGAGTTGGATTCTCAGTACAAAAACATCACGTAGATAAACTACCTGAAATTAAAAAACCAAACCCAAACAGAACAAGAAGATACCTCATCGGGGATTCAATTGAAGGATGGGCTGATGCAATTAAGGTTCTTATTGAATCTTATATGGGATCAAAATCATCAACACCGGTATTTGATTTTTCTGATATTCGTCAAAAAGGCGCGTTACTTGTTACATCAGGAGGGAAAGCACCAGGACCTCAACCACTTAAAGATTGTATTCATCATATTACAAAAGTTTTGGATGCAAAAAATGATGGTGAAAAGTTAACACCAATTGAAACTCACGATATCGTATGTTTTATTGCCGATGCTGTATTAGCGGGTGGTATTCGTAGGGCGGCACTTATCTCATTGTTCAGTGCTGATGACGATGAAATGATTTCTTGTAAGTCAGGCAACTGGTGGGAGAACAATCCACAAAGAGGTAGAGCAAACAATTCGGCAGTTCTTCTTCGTCATAAAGTTACACAAGAATATTTTATGGATTTGTGGAAACGAATTGAATTATCAGGAGCGGGTGAACCAGGTATTTATCTTTCTAACGACAAAGATTGGGGAACAAATCCTTGTTGTGAGATTGGACTTCGTCCTTATCAGTTTTGTAACTTGTGTGAGGTAAATGCTTCAGATATCGATTCACAAGAAGATTTTGAAAAACGAGTTAGAGGTGCTGCATTTATTGGAACACTTCAAGCTGGGTACACGGACTTCCATTACCTACGTGACGTATGGAAAAGAACTACAGAAAAAGATGCACTTATTGGTGTAGGTATGACAGGTATTGGTTCAGGTGTTGTATTGGGTTATGATATGAAGGCGGCAGCACAAGCGGTAAAAGAAGAAAACGAAAGAGTTGCAAACCTCATAGGAATCAATAAAGCGGCAAGAACAACAACCGTTAAGCCTTCAGGAACATCATCTTTGGTTTTGGGAACATCATCAGGTATTCACGCTTGGCATAACGATTACTATTTGAGAAGAATTCGTGTTGGTAAAAACGAGGCAATATATACTTATCTTGCAAATAATCACCCTGAATTGGTTGAAGATGAATATTTCCGTCCTCACGATACAGCTGTAATTACTATCCCTCAAATGGCACCTGAAGGTTCAATCCTACGATATGAATCTGTATTCCAAATGTTGGAGAGAGTTAAGAAAGTATCACAAGAGTGGGTAAGAAGTGGACACAGAAGTGGGCAGAATAGTCACAACGTATCCGCGACAGTTTCAATCAAAGAAGATGAGTGGGAATTAGTTGGTGAATGGATGTGGAAAAACCGTAAATTTTATAACGGATTATCAGTTTTACCATACAATGGAGGAACTTATACACAGGCACCTTTTGAGGATTGTACAAAAGAAGACTACGAAAGATTAGTTAATACTTTAAAAGATGTTGATTTGACAAGGGTAATTGAATCACAAGATAATACTGATTTAAGAGGTGAAGTCGCTTGTGCGGGAGGTGCTTGTGAAATAGTTTAAATTATGAAAATACAATGGGGTAATAATACAACGCTATCACATCAAATATTGATGGCGTTGTATAATTTAAGAAAAAAAAATTAAAATGAACGTAGGTGCGTCTAAAGATTGGGTACAAGAAATGTATATTAGGGAATTTGTAAAACCTAAATTACAAAATACTGACTTTTATTGGGAAGATGGTAAAATGGTTATGACTGAAAATTACCATAAAAAAAGAGGCTTTTGTTGTGGTTCAGGTTGTTTACATTGCCCTTATGCACCTAAATACGAAAAGGGTAATACAAATTTAAATCAATCACTGTGAAAACAGTGATTTTTTTTATTTTGAACTATTTATAATAAAAAAATATATGAAAAAAGTTGTAAGATTAACCGAATCAGATTTAACTAGGATGGTTAGAAGGGTTTTACTTGAGACTGAAAAAGAAGTTGAGGAACAAAAAGGGATTGGAACAAAGATTAGAAAAGGTATTGAGAATGTAGTACAATCAAATCCAGTTCTCATTGCTCAAAAATTAATGGACGAAACGAAACCATCACCAGGAGGAAAATATTGTTTTACCAAGGAACAATATATAGATCAAATCAGAGGTAGAGAGATTAAAAGTGCCGACGCTGCTAGAGAGCACATATTTTTGTATAGAATCCAACAAGGAGACACCCCAGGTGAATTCAAAAGATCTGCAGGTTATAACAAACTTTGTAAATACGATGCAAAAAATTTCAGAAAAGGAGATGTCATTATGAGATCTAAGTTGAATGAACTTACATAAAATAAATAAAGAGTCATATGGCAAAAGGTACAACATATGGTATTAATTTTCCTTTTTTGGATTCCTATGTTGGTAAATATTTAGATTGTTCGGATACAACAACAGAAGAAATAAGAAGTAATCTTATACATTTATTACTTACAAGAAAAGGAACAAGATATTATCTACCAGACTTTGGTACAAGATTGTATGAATATATTTTTGAACCTCTTGACGGCCCAACATTCGCTGAAATAGAATCAGAAATAAGAGATTCGGTAACAACATATATGCCAGGTTTAACTGTGACTAATGTAAAAATAACGGATGCTTCTGATGGTTTAGAAAATAAAGGTACATACATAAATGGGGAGGACAAACGAGAATTTACAGTACCAAATATATCACAATTAGAACATACCGCAAAGATTAGAATTGATTATAAAATAAGTAATACGGCATTTGAATCTAGCGATTTTGTAATTATTAATATTTAATATTATATGGCTAACAAAAAAATATCATACACCACAAGGGATTTCCAAGGGATAAGAACTGAATTAATTAATTTTACAAGAACTTATTATCCTGATTTAATTCAAAATTTTAACGACGCTGGTGTTTTTTCTGTGTTGTTAGATTTAAACGCTGCGGTTACCGACAACCTTCACTTTAACATTGATAGAAGTATCCAAGAGACGGTATTACAATACGCTCAACAAAAGACTTCAATTTATAATTTAGCAAGAACCTATGGTTTAAAAATACCGGGTTTAAGACCTTCTGTTGCATTAGTTGATTTTTCTATAACAGTACCCGCTTTTGGTGACAGAGAGGACTTGAGATATTGTGGAATTTTAAGAAGAGGATCACAAGTAAATGGTGCGGGGCAACCATTTGAAACGGTATATGATATAGACTTTTCATCTGCAGTAAATGCGGAGGGATCACCCAACAGATTAAAAATACCAAATTTTGATACAAGCGGTAGATTAGTAAATTATACCATTACAAAGAGAGAAGTTGTCGTAAATGGATTTACCAAAGTCTTCAGGAGAGTAATCACCCCAAATGACGTAAAACCATTTTTTGAATTCTTTTTACCTGAAAAAAATGTGTTAGGTATAACGAGTGTCTTATTAAAAGATGGTACTAACTTTACGACTGTACCAACACCACAAGAATTTTTAGGGACACAAAACAGATGGTACGAAGTGCCAGCATTGGCTGAAAATAGAGTGTTTATAGAAGACCCAACAAAAGTTTCAGATCAACCAGGAATTAAAGTTGGAAAATATATTACAACCGATAATAAATTTATAACAGAATATACACCTGAAGGTTTTATTAAATTAACTTTTGGTGGTGGTAACGTATCTGCTGATGAACAATTAAGAGAATTTGCAAGAAACGGGTATCAATTAGAATTGAGTAAATATATTAATAATTTAGCTCTTGGGGCTGCTCTCAAATCAAATTCCACTTTATTTGTACAATATAGAGTTGGTGGAGGGCAAGCAACCAATTTAGGTGTAAACATAATAAACCAAATAGGTACTGTTTCATTTTTTGTCAATGGTCCTTCTGAATCGGTAAATACTACGGTTATAAATTCATTGACTTGTAATAATGTTACTGCGGCAATTGGAGGTGCTAATGCACCGTCAACAGAAGAAGTTAGACAATATGTTACTTACAATTTTGCGGCACAAAACAGAGCGGTTACGATTAACGACTATGAATCTGTTATAAGAAATATGCCTTCACAATTTGGGGCTCCTGGTAAAGTATCAATAACAGAGGAGAATAATAAGATAAAAATTAAAATGTTGTCTTATGATTCTGATGGTAAATTAACCGAAGTAATATCCAATACGTTAAAAAATAATGTTGCGAATTACTTATCAAATTATAGAATGATAAATGATTATATATCTGTTGAAGTTGCTAACGTTATTGATTTAAGTATTGATGTTGATGTTGTTTTAGATGCTAGTCAAAATCAAGGTGCGGTAGTAACAAAAATTATAGACATTATAACAAATTATTTCAGCCCAATACAAAGACAAATGGGTGAAAATGTTTATGTGTCTGAAATAAAAAGATTAATACAATCTGAAAATGGTGTTATAAGTATATCAGATATGAAATTTTATAACAAAGTTGGTGGGCAATATTCTTCTTCACAAACATCTCAATCTTACATAGATTCAAGTACAAGACAAATAGAGTTAGTTACGGATACCATATTTGCAGAACCTACTCAAATATACCAGATCCGGTATCCAAATAAAGATATTAATGTCCGAGTTTTAAACCTAAAAACAGTTAATTTTTCCTGATAATTTATTTTTGGAATAAAAGAATTATTTTTTGAAAATAGGAAATAAACTATTTATCAAAAAAAGAATTCAATGCCTAAATCATACAGAATAAGAACCCAACCAGGGGTTGATAAATCTATTAAAATTCAATTAGAACAAGATTTTGAGTATTTGGAAATATTATCTTTGAAAATACTTCAAAGTGACATATATACTCGAACGTGTTCTGATTATGGTGTTGTAGTTGGTAGAGTTTTAGTCAACGGTGGTTTTGGTGTGCCAAACGCTAAGGTTTCGATATTCGTCCCAATCTCAGAAGAAGATAGTTTGAATCCTGTAATATCAGAACTATACCCTTACAGAAATATTACAGACTTGAATGAAGATGGTTATAGATATAATTTATTACCATATAAACCTTCATATACAGGACATGCAGCAACAGGAACATTCCCAACAAGAGATGATGTTTTAACTAATGCAGCCTTGGTTGAGGTGTATGACAAATATTACAAGTACACAGTCAACACAAACGAAAGTGGTGATTATATGATATTTGGAGTCCCCACAGGAGTTCAAACCGTTTTTATGGATGTTGACTTATCTGATATTGGATGTTTTTCATTAACACCACAAGATTTAATTATTGCGGGATTGGCAACTGAATCACAAGTTAATGGAAATAAATTTAAAAGTTCTACAAATTTAGATGAATTACCACAAATAAAAAGTTTAAAACAAACAATCGAAGTACAACCATTATGGGGAGAACCTGAAATTTGTCTATTAGGGATAACAAGAGTTGATTTTGACTTAACTGCATCTGCGAACATTAGTATTCAGCCGACTGCGGTTTTTATGGGTTCATTAGTATCCACAACAAATGAAGATAGTTTAAAGACTAATTGTAAACCAAAGGCAAATACGGGTAATTTATGTGATTTAGTTGCAGGTCCTGGACAAATTTTATCTATAAGACAAACTATTGATGTAGATGAAAATGGGGATCCGATATTGGAGGTATATGAATTTGAAGAAGAAGGAAAAGTTATAGATGGAGATGGTACCTGGTTAACAAATGTACCAATGAATTTAGATTATATTACGACCAATGAGTTTGGTGAACAAGTATTATCCAACGATCCAAAAGTAGGGATACCAACAAAAGGGAAATATAGATTTAAAATTAAATGGCAAAATGAAACAGGACAACAGAATAATTTTCAAAGAGGTAATTATTTAGTTCCAAATATTAAAGAACACGGATGGACAAATCTAAACTCTGATCCTACCAATAGTTCTACTCAAGATATAAGCTTTAACTTTCCAATAGGAACAACTTCGGTTACCATTTTTGGAGTTCAACCTGGGGGATTAATATTCAATGGTGGAACAAATAACCAAGAAAACTTTCAGGTACTAATAAATGGAGTTCCTTATGTGGGTGATAACGGAAGTATCCCCATTTCAGTTGCGTCAAATGTTACAATATTATCAAATGCGATTGATGTAACACAACCACAAACTATATTATATACAAGATATCCGATAGGATACTTTAATGTAATTCGTTCATATGCCTTTAGTCTTGATTGGGATGATTATGTGGATAAACAAGCGGCAATAGATTGTGAAGACACATTTTATGAATTCAATTATAATAAAGTTTACACGGTAAGTTCTTTCATTGATAGATACAAAAATGGTAAAAATCGTTCTAGACATTTGGGTATTAAAGAAATTACGGACAGAACTTGTCAAAGTGAAAATAATAAATTTCCTGTTAATGATGCTGTTAGAAATTTTGATTTTTTACAGTTTGTTGTAACAGTATTTTTGAATATATTAACAATACCTTTTATAGTATTATTATCAATCGCTCACTTTATTGCATTAACTTGGCCTGTATTTAAATGGGTTCTTATTATTGGAATCCCAACAATATTATTGTATTTAGCCACTTTATGTGTGTTAACATTAATTAATGGTTTTCCCGCAATTGGGATAATGATTAGTAATGGTATTTATGCGATATTATACACTACTTTATCAGTGTTATATGCAATTTATGTGATTCCACAACTACTAAAAGTTAAAAAATTCACAAAATTTGCTCTACCTATGATTTCATATCCTGATTGTGAGTCTTGTAATTGTGATGTTATTGAAGAAAGTTATGATGAGATTACTGAAGGTGCTACAATACCACCAACCGACACAAATCAAAGTTTTTTAGCAGATATAAATATAAGTGGTTTGTATTTAAATGACAATCTAAATAAAAATCCATATTATGATGAGATTGAGAATGATGATCCTGAAGAATTAGGTAACGCAATAGTACAATATTTACAAACGTTTTCTGGTGTAGACAATACGGGATCAGACGCTAGAAGAGGTTCACGAAGTTTTATCACAAGAAAACAAGCGGGTAATGATGAATATGGATACCCATTAACAGAGCATTGGGCTCAAAAAATGGATTCTTTTAACTTAAGAGACAAATATTTCAGAGGAGTAAATATTATAGAAACAAGAATTAATGGAAGTAACCCAATAAGGGATCAAGTTGTTGTCGCTTTGGTTGATTGGGGAGTTCAAGAAGAGTTACTCGCGGGGGATGTTATATCGTTTCAAAACCCCGCATTAAGTGGTGATTTAGATAGAATTACGGGAATAACAAGCGGAAACCAATTTAATAGTTTTTCTATAACAGGAACAACCTTTACTGGAACGTCAACAGTTCAAATGTTTTATGCGGACCCTACTGACTCTACTTGGACTACCAATTTATTTGAGAATGTTACAATAGTTCATAATAATAATGATGGATCTTATAGATACCCCGCGGATATGGAGTATTTCCAAGTCATAACAGGTATGACTATGGGTCAATATTACGACCTCAACCCAAATTTTAACGCTAATGATCTATTACCAAAAGAATACATCCAACACAGAATTAGGTATAGGTTTGAAGAATATTCAGGACAAGAAGACTATGAGGCACAAAAATCTGCTGGTGCAAATTTCAGTAATTTTCCAGAAATGGGTATTATATTTTTTGTTAGAGGTGTTGATCCTTACACTGATAGACAAACAGTACAATATAACCTAACAAGACTTTTTGGTGGGACGTTAGGTGTTGGTACACAAATTACAGTAACAGGACAATATAAAATAAATTATCCTATAAGAGGATACATTGACGGAAAGAAACCAATTGAACACAATACTTTTCCATACGACAATACACCTTTTAATCCGGCAAATCCCGTACAAAGGAAGTTATATGGAAAATCATTTACCTATGTCCCAAATCAAACAATGATGATTAGTTACCCAAACTCAGTGTCATTGTTACCTTATTATTATTTATCAACAGACTCAGATAACTCAGGTTTATCCAGTACTCCTTATCGACCAACTAATACTACATTAACATCACTACCATATTTGACTTCAGGTGTTGTCTCACCAAATCAAACATTAGATTTTGTAACAACACCATCATTAAGATGTAATATGTTACCATTTAATAATATCAGATCTGGAGGTCCTCCTTTCCCTCCTGGTATAGGGTTTAACTTATCCACCCCGACAAACATTTCAGATGCATCACTTTATTCATTTCCATTAAATACATTTACAAACACTCCAGTTGATTATTACGTTGGGGGAGGATCATTTCTTTTAACAGACTATGTGGCACCATACGATATGGACACTCCTTGTGATAATCCAAATAGTAATTACGATCAAGAAAGATTTTGGTATATGTATTCACCATCTTATCGTTCTTATGTCGGAGATTCAACAGTAAACGGAGTAAACTTTTCTAACCCATTTGGGATTGTTATGAGGAGTGATAGATTACCAACATCAACAAATTTACAAGGAAATAATGGGAGTCCAGAAACACTTTACGCTCTTCATCAAAACATTAGATTTGTTTATTATCGAGTACCTGACGAAGGATTTGCGGAATTTACTGAATTCTTAAGTCAAAGTCAAGTTTCTGACTCCACAATCCAAGATTTGGATATTTCTACTGGACTAACATCATCATTAACTTGTGAGAATATGGTTAGTCTTCAGTGTTATGAAGGGTATGGTACTGGATTTACGATAAACCCAAATTGTAATCAAACAGGTAAAGTCGAAAAGGGATGTTATTACTTATTAAACAGAAATTATGTTACCGAACTTAATAATGACATAAGATTATTTTTAGAATGGAAGGCTAGATTCAATTTAATGTTCGCAGCTTGTAGAGGGGTATTTGGACACGTATTCCAAAATAATTGGATTAATGGTGTTTTGTATATGCCATCCTTCAACAAAATAACCACGTTTAATATTACGGGAAAAGCACGTAATAGATACTGTAAAGATGTTATTATTTATAATGACTTTAGTAATAGTTTCTTTTATAGAAGTTCTCCTTGGAATGGAAATTACTTCATTGGATCGCCTAAACCCGTTGCTTCTATCATTTTCAGTACAGGAACACAAACACCTGATGATTCCGCAAATAATAGGCAAATCCTTTTCCCAACAACGATATTAGATATGGGTAAAAGAGATGAGTTTATTTCTGAAATATGTGGTAATTCAGAATTTGAAGGTAGATATTTGGCAAATACGTATATGAGCTCATCATATAATGATACTTCAGACATACTCCAGTTAGGGATAATTTCTCGTTTAGTTAATGCCACTTGGGGACAACAGTTGTTTCAAACTGGATCAGCGTCGATTAACCAATTCTTCTCTAGAACGGGAGATAGAATTGATGGTGATATCGCACAATCGTTTTCCATAAATTCGGAATATCAAATAAATCCATTCATAAGTGGAAATTATGAAGACACTAAAATTTATATAGGACAAGATACAACAGGTCCTGTTTTTGGGGTATTTTTTAACGCAACAGGAGTAACTAACAATAGTCAATATAGAAACAGAAGGGCATTATCACCAGGTGTTAACATTTATAATTTTTCACCATTATTACAACAATCATTCGGATACCCAAGTACTCAAGAAGTCCCACTTTATCGATGGAAATTAGCATCTAATAGTAGTATTTTTGGTAATGAAGACAATGAATGGTATACGACTCTAAATGTTGGTGGAGGATTTTACACTCAAGAATATCAATCATTAGACCCTATAGGTGATGATTATTTTAAAACACCTTTAATGACAACTAACTTCCCAAATATTTATTATGGGTTTATAACAAACTATAATCCATCAGGTAATCCTGTTCCGACAGGACCACCAATTTTAAATCCATTTTTGGTTGGGGCACCTAATCATTTTTATTTTGGTTTAAAAAATGGGAACACGGCAATGAATAAGTTCATAAAAAAATATGTTGAAACAATAGATGACTAATGGGTGTTGATGATAGTACAAAAATTATTCTTGGTTCATTAAGGAATGCAACATCACCCAACGTTGATATGTTGGCAAATGTTACATTAGAACAGACACAGAAAGAAAATGTTGAGTTTGATAGAACTAGTGATATTAATTTACAACAAATTTTTGTAGATGAAAGAGAATCATCATTAATTTTCAGACCTGTAACAAAGTACGTTTTTATATTTGAAAACACTTTAGTTGGTTCTACTACTTATCCACCATATAGGAATAATTTATATTATTCCAATGCAATACCAAATGCTGTAAGTTCTATTACTAATCCTAACACGCCTTGGGAAGGATATCCTCAATATTTTGAATTTGAATTTATTAGAACAGATAATAATGTACAGGGTTATACTCAACCACCAAACAATCATTTAAATTTTGTTAACAAACGTGCAACAAACTACAATTGGACTCACTATATGAGTTATGCGTTTGATAATAACCCGAACAAACAATTAAGTGCGATTGACGAGCAAACAAATGCTTCTTGGTTTTGGACGGCATCGGATGGAATACCTTTCATTATAGATGTTGGTAGTAACAATAATGATAGAGTTATATCGTTTAGGACAATTATGCCTCACGGTGTTAATGTTGGCGATTATGTCGAGTTAACTATTAATTATAATAATAATACGACATTTTTAGTGTCTAGTTTGGGTAATGAAGGGAGCAATAGTGAAGAATATATTTTCAATATTGATAACATAGGATATACGGGAACAACTTTTTTACAAGGTACGACAGGTACGTTTAAAAGAATTATTGATATTAGTAACCAAACAGAAACTACATCAACCTACTATGTGAGAAGACACAAAATTTTAACTGAGTCCTCAAATGCGGTTATAGTAAAGGCTGGTTTTGAACAAAATTCTTTTACATCTAAAGTAAAATTTGAACCAACTGTATTAACCCCAAATAACATGTCAAGAACATCGATAAAAGAAGGTAATCAATCTTACACATTATCATTTAACACGGATATTGATATATCAAATTTAATAGATAATCAAAAACGACCTATTACGGAATTATACTTTACGACAGTTTGGAAGGGATTTTTTGGTTGGACAAGACCCTTAAGACAAGGGTACGATTTCAATTTACCTTTAGTAAACAATCAACCATCTCCTTGGTGGAACATAAATAACGTTTTGTCAAATACAAATATATCTACAAATTCATACACTAGTTTATTTGTACCATCTGCGGGAAATTTTATATACAATGAGGATTTAAATGTTGGGGATATAATAGACGGTGATTTTTGTGAATTTAACAATTACGAGCAAAAAGAAAGAGTAATATCAACACTTTATCATAAGATTACCTATAATCCTACATTTTTTAGTTTAACAGGTAACACTAATATTAATAATCCACTTGGTTATTATTATAAACCACATAACCCAATTACGTTAAGAGTTTTTTCAGACTATATTGAAGAAGCGGATTCCTCACAAATAGTTAATTTACCTGATTATGCGTTTTATTCAAATCTATCAAATAGTTTTAGGTGGAGAGATTTATACCCAATCGGATTTATAGATGGTAGTGGTTTAGGTGTGGATTATCCATTTATTAATGGAAAACAATATCCATATGTTAACACAATATTTAGACTTATACCAGAAGGAACTCAAAGACCTAACAAATTTATAAATGACATTAATTTACCAACAATAGATGAGTGTGAATAAATATAAAATAGTATTACCACCTAACGATAAACAAATCGATATTCCTATCGAATTGAAGTGGGATTTTGGGGGAAAAACGGACTCTGTTGAAGAATATGAAAAAACAGTATTCGAAGAAGTTATTGGAAAGGCTGCGGATTTTGAAGTGGTTAGATTTTCACATGCAATCTATAATTTATTAGGACCGATAAAAACATCAATGAATTATGAATTTAAGTTTTATAGTGGTTTACCCCAAAATATAAGCGCTTCTACTGTAAACAATTATAGTATGAGTTATTTAGCACTTGGGTTTACTCCTTCTGAAGTTTACTATTATAGTAAACCATTTACGAATTCATTCTTCAAGTTAGATTTCTATGACACCCCAAATCCAACAACACAAAGAATATATTTTACAATAATATTACCAGTACAACAAGGGTTAACTCAAAATGTATCAATTTCACAATCATTACCAAATGTTAATATTAAAAGACCTAAAATGAGATTGGATTTTTTGGGTGATAAAGAAGGTTTTTTTATTTATTGGT